AGAAAATCTGTGTAACTCATGTTCCTGGCCAGTGTCGTGGTTTGAACCTAGGATCACCATCAGCATCAGCTTGACCATTGCGGCCCCATGGTAATACAGCAGGTCCGACACCAGGTCGCCAACCACTATGTGAAGTGTTAGCTTGCATATGTCCAACTGGTGCAGGTAACTTGAATTCAAGGAACACATGTCCAGTTGGACCTGGAATTGGATTTACCCATACTGTCATCATTTGACCTGGACCCGAAACTCCCCAACCTATGAAGTCAGCAGCAAGGGGTGCAGGTAGTATGTTTGCTGCATGGAGACAAGCTGACACGTAACCAGAACAGTCATATCCACCACCGTTAGGTGAGAATGCCGAGTTATGTCCACCAGCATATACATAGGGCATTCCCTGGTTACTAATTTGTACTGCTTTAGCGTACACTTGATCAACCAGCTTGTTACCACTTGCAGCTACTCCAACACCAGGATCACCCTTGATAGTAACTGAAGTGGTGGAAGGTGCAGGTTCAGGCAGTGGCGGTTGTGGAAGGTGAAGAGTAATAGTACCTATGTTGGAGAACAATGGTCGTTCTACCTGCCACACCAGCCACCTACCATCAGCAGGACCAGAGTTTTCAATTACAATCACTACACCAGGTGGAGACTGCCACCTATCAAAGTGTGCAGTCACTGTACACTCAGACACCTTCTTACCAGTGTCGATGTTATAGTCAATCGTGTCAATTCCCTCAGTCTGTTCACTGATTGTGTCAAAGGGAATCGAGTTGATTAGCGTGACATCATCTTCCCAATAGAGAGTGTTATCCACCATGAACGCACGAAAGTTCACTTCTTTCGCAAGACGTGTAATCGCTGACCATGAATCCTCTTTTTGGCCACTGACACCACGTGTAAATGCATATGCATTCAACTCAGTGAAAGTGACACTGCTACTACCTTCACTGGTTCCCCAAAGCTTCAAAGTGTTCTTTGCTTCAGCTTCCCATTGTGCATAGTAAGATGCACCAGCGCCGCTAGCTTGCACACACTGCACCAGATCAGCTAGTGCCTGACTTGGGTTACGTTGATAACACTTGATTGCAACATTGAAGTACGCAGTTGCGTCACCTGGAACTCCATTATCCATTGCCGGCCAGGATGAGCGTTGTCCACCAATGTATTTCTCTTGACTGAACAAACCCATACCGAGTGTCGGGCTATTCAGAATAGTTACATCTGACTCCTGTGTAATGCACATTATCGAAGATACCAATACTGGATATGGCATCTTCATTGACTCACCAGTTTGAAGTACCTGTGACATGTAATCTAGCTGCTGTGGAGTTGCACGTGCGTGCTTCACTGTTACTGCTGCACCAGGTGCGAAACCCTTACCTTTAGTTGCTTGCGTCTGTGTCTTGGTCGGAAGCTGTTTAGTGTTCTTGATAGGTTGCACTGAGTGCAGTTCACTCGAAAAGAACTGAACACCACCTGGCATAGTGGTGACTTCATCACACATTGCCTTGACTGCCATTGCACGGGTGAACGTTGCAGTACGTGTCCATGACTTCTGTTTGGTGTATCTACGCAGTTCATGTACTGCACGGTTCTCAAACGTCAGAGTGAATGTGTCAGCCTGTTTGTCACATGCAACTAAGCAGAAGTCACGTTCATCCAGTGTCGCGTAAACTTCATTCCACGTGTCAGGTATTACTATGTGGCGTCTTTGACCATGGACTGTAGTCATAATTACAGGCTTGTTTGCACTAACCCAATTCTTCAACAGGTTTTTCACTAACACTCTACTTGCATCTTCAACGTCAAATTCAAGTGTTGCAGCACCTTCCATTGTCTCAGTTATCTTACCGTCCAGAATAGCCTGAGACAAATCGTCACTGATCAGTACATCGTTGATTAGTATCGAAGAGAGATCAGGATCAATTGGGTAAGGCAATAATGACGGTACAGGTGCTTGCACATTAGCAGCAGTCTTCTTTTTCTTAGGTGGTGGAAGCTTCTTAGTTGTCTTAGCAGGATGCTTTACAAACTGTGTATAACTTGGCATATTACGGTTTGGGTAGTTTGATCCACATACCAACCCTTGGATGAAGTGGATTGTGTAGTTTGTTCAGTGTAGCTATAGCGTGCCAGTGTGCCTGATCACCGTAAAAGTACGCTGCAATCTTTTGCAGTGAGTCACCCTTCTTGATTCTGTACTTGTGAGGTATCGGCACAGCAGGTAAGTGTTCTTTAGCTTGTAGCACCTGATCAGGTATGTACTCCCAAAGAGTTACAGTACACTCCTGGCGTGTACGTCGCCGATCATTGTTGATAGTGTAATCACCCCACGCAATTGTTGCCACTACCCATTGCCTGTGAGGGTCGTGTACATGGTCATGTGGAATTGCACCATTGGCGTACACTCTTGTAATTGGTGTACGTGGCTTGTTAGGTAGCTTCTCTGCCAGTCTCTCAAGGTGAGCGATATTCGCTTCAACTGAATTCATTGCACTACGTCTAGCAAAGTTGAATCTCAAGTCATCAAATACAACTGGAATCTGTAACTCGTAAGATGGTCCACCTTGCCACTCAGTAATTGACAGTTTCCACTTACGCTGTACCTGTTGCCATCCTTCAGGATCATGTTGTACAACAACAGTAGGTCCAGCTAGCTTGACATCAAACTGTAACTTGATTTCAAGTGAGTGGAATGTAACGTATATCATTGCCGTGCCTGTTTGTCACTAGTGAACTTACCAACTGCACGTGCAATTTCCTGACGTTGAATTTGTACCGAGATGATGAATGGTGAAGGTGCCTTGTCGCCAGGTCGCACACTACCGACACTAGTAGATGAGTGCGGTTGAATTCTCGAACCGCCAGGCAAGTGCACAATTTCAGGACCAGCTTCACCAACCAGTGCAAGTCCACTCCGCATCATTACTCCACCATGTTGACCAGTTGTTACTGATATTCCACTTGGCACTGATATTGGACCAATATGTGTAGTAGTTATATGTACTGAAATCTTACTGATCCAGTCGAACGCTGCTTTGAACGGTGAAGTAATGGCACTGATAATAGTGCTGGCAGCACTGGTGAATATGTCTTCGATCTTACCTGGAATTGACTTGATGAAGTTCCACACATCAGTTACCAATGAAATGACCTGATCATGGAACTTGATAAATATTCCGACAATCAAACCGATTGGTCCACCGAATAGTGTAATTAGCAGTACCCAGTGTGACTTCACAAAGTTGACTACTGTGTTGATCATGTCGGAAATGAAGTTGATGATCTGATCATGAAACTTGACAATCGCTCCAATAATCAAACCAATTGGACCAAGCATTATCCCGAGTATCAGTGGCCACCACTGTTTCACAAAGTTGATGATGTCAGTAATAGCAACTGACACAGCATTCTTTATGTTCTTCCAAGCATTGGTAACCCAGTTGACAACATCCATAATTATTGGCTTGATGGACTTCCAGTGCTTGATCAGCAAGATGACAACGATTATTACTGCCATTATTGCAAGTACCCATGGGTTCATATCAAGCAACATAAGTGCGCCCCTGAGAAGCAGTGTCGCTACTCTGGCAGCAAGTATCTGTATCTTGAACGCTAACCAAGCTATTCCAAGGAGTATTACTGCATCACGTACTATCATCAACTGAGTGTGATGTTCCTTGAAATACTTAGTAACTGCATCAATAATACTGCCAAGTGTCTTGAATGCAGGGTTCATATTCTTTGCAATGACAGCATACAGCTTCATCACAAGGTCAAACACTTTGAACAGTATAGGTGCGAGGTTCTCGGCGAACTGCACCTTCAATCCTTGTGTCGCCAAGCTGAGTTTCACTTGTGCTTCATGCAACTTCATTGCATTCTTAGTTGCGTTACTATTCAATGTAACACCATATGCAGCAGCTTCTTTACGCTGATCTGCTAGTGCCTTTGAACCCTGACTAATGATTGGCATCATTGCTTGCCAGTTACGACCAAACAGCTTAGTAGCCAGTGCAGTTTTACTTACACCAGGTGGCATCTTATTGAACCCGTCCATCACTAAGCCTAGCTCAGCGTTCATATCCTTACTGTGACCCTTCAAGTCATTCATACTAATACCCATTGACTTGAATTCTGCAACAGCTTTTGCGCCACCCTTACCGCCACCAAGTGCTGACTGTGCCTGTGTAGCAACAGTTTTCATTGTCAAACCAAATGCACGGGCATTTACACCATATGCATTTGTTACTGCCTGCCAAGTCGCTGCATCCTGCGTACTCATGCCAGTTACTTTGTGGAGTGACTCTGCATTCCTGGCTAGCTCAACAGTGCTAGTAACAGCATCCTTGACACCAGCAATTGACAGTCCACCAAGTGCCATAGCTGCTATCTGGCCAACTGGACCACCTGGTATCAGTGACTTCTTTCCGATACTTGACATACTTTTTTCCATACCACTAAGTGAACTGCTAACTTTACTTTTCATACCAGACAATGCAGCAACTGTACTATGCGCAGCTTCTTTTATCCTACCTACTACACCTGGAATTCTCTCCAGACTTGTTGTAGCAATTTGTGCAGTTTCTTTTGATGCAGTGCCAATCTTCCTAATTGATACAGCAGCTTCTTCTGTACCTGCAACAAACGATTGCAGGTCTTTTAGCCTGATAACAATTTCTACAGTGTCGTCTTCAGCCATGAATTATCCGCCAAACATTTTAGCGACACAGTTAGCGATACGCTGTGCGAGGTTATCGTCACGTTGTTCTTGTAACTTGAACACCTGTTCAGTAACAGCTTGCATCAGTAAGCGTTCCATAGGGTCACTGACCGTAAGGAATCGCCATGCTGAAAGTCCAGCTAATTGCACCTTAGCAGCTTCAGTTACTTCTGATTCTTGACGTACTAGCCTAAAAAATCTTCATCTGCTGTACGGGTTTTATCAGTCATCCACCTTGACAGTATGATGTTTGCTTCGATGACTTTGTGTTCTGAACCGTACACTCCCAATACAACTTCTCGCGAGTCATCGGCAGGATAGTCAAGGATACGAGACAGTTCAAGTGACTTGAAATTCACTTGCTTACTCTTGTTGATCGGATGCACACCAGGTGCGTATGACCCGTCCTTATTCACCCACTCACTACCAGCTTCCTTGCGGATCAGTATGTTCTTTGATGATGCAATGAGTGTGTCAAGTGACGCCAACAGGTTAGTACCGATACCGTTCACATTCTTTGTTTCACGTCTTACTTCACGAGCAATATGTTCAGTCACTTCTGAACTGATGTAAGCATACTCAACAGCCATCAAGCCTTTGTAACCAGGCACTTCCATTACCTTACTAGTACCAAATAAGTCAACAGCTTCAGTACGGAGTTGCTTCAGATTGTCAAGGAGTGCATCTTGAGTTTCATCGTCAACTTCACCGTTAGTAATTACTCCACTTACAGTAGTGAGTTCATCATCTGCCATGTCTCTCCTAGCCAACAGTTAGATTATTCAGTTCAATAACCACCTGAAGAATTGCAGCGTTGTTAGCGTTTGAGTCAACCTTTGGATCAGTTACAGTTTTGAGTATGCCGTTACCAATGATTGGACTGCCGTAAGGTTGGTATGATCTATCAAGTGGCTGTTTCTGTACCTCACATACTCCCTGACCTGTCTTGTCCAGTAGAAACCCGATGATCGGATTGTCACGTGACAGTCGATAGTTCCTACCGATAGTCAAGTCAGTGTAAACAGTTGGTCCGCCTAGTGACTCTTCAGTTGCTACTCCACCTGACCTGTACTTGACACTGTTAGTGTCCTTGTCTCCACCAGCCCAAGAATCCCACACACCAAGGTCAGTGCCATCAATACTCAAATGAACAAGAAATAGGTTTTCGCGTGAACCGTCACTCATCACTTACTCCTTTCACGCTGCTAGTGATTCAGTAATTGGCACCTTAGCAATGTTGATAATTACCTGCTCACCCATGCTTGAAGTATGCAGTCCGACATTTGCTGCCAGAATGCCTTGTGCAAATGAAGCTGGTGTGTTCACTGATGGTCCAACATCGACACTGAACGCTTGACTAGATGTGTCACCATACAGGTCACCATCCTGCCAGAACTGCAACAGCTTGTTAGAGATTGCACCACCAAACTTCTTTGCGACACGTTGCACTGAGTCGAGCTTACTAAATGTGAAATTCTCAGCGATAATACTGAGTTGGAATTTTACTGCCATGACAGTACGGCTGTTGTTGAAGAATGACCAGTCACTGTCTTTTGCCTGATCAGCAAGTGAACGCCAACCGTAAGTGCGAATGCCATTCAACATCCTACGACTGACATTGACACTTGCTTCATTCAACGTTTGCCTGTCACTGTCGGGAATGTTTGGTTGTGACAGGTCTTGTATGTACTTGGCAATTCCCAACACACCAGCAGCAGGATCACCAGACGAGTAACCAAGTGCATCATTACGTGCGAGGTTACCTGCAACTCTTGCTGATGGTGGCACCATACGTGTAGTACCTGGTGTCAGTCCGGGTGCAACATCCCATGGCCAGAACATGCCAGAGAACCTGTCACCAGGTTGACCAGTAAGTGCAGCAGTTGCAGTTGTTAGAGTAGTTATATCAGGATCATCCACTGAATCTAGAAGTGCAATCCTGGCACCATCTGAACAGTGATTCAGCAGTGCAAGTTGAGTTACATCATCAGTCATTCCAAATGCAGTAAGTGAACCAGGTCCAAGGTCAGGAGTGAACAAATCCAATGACGCTGCTATGTCATCTGGAATTGCTGTAAGTGGTGAACCGTTGATGTATGCACGGTAACCACCTTCTCTGAAGAAGGTCTGTACACCATCCCACATTGCATTACCAGGTTGCCTCTGACCGAACAGTGACTCAAATTGGTCAATTGAATAGATCAGATCGAACCCTGGTGTAGTAACTGCACCAACAGCAAAGAGAGTTGCAATATCAACAAACTCACCTGCATTTGGCGGGGTTTCAATAATATTGACTTGATAGCCAGGTAGCGGCATACACTTCTCCCTATTTATTCAACTCAAGGTCAATTACAACTTGCTCAGTGTCAGGATAACCAAGTGGATATGCATATGGATCAGACGGTACAGTTAGCACACCGTCAGGTCCACGGAAACCTTCAAATACATTGATGACATCTTCAACTTCAACAGTGAACACTAACCGTGCAGATGAAATCATCTGTTCCAGTATGGATGGCCAGTCGTCATACTTTTCATCATTCCACTCTACGTCAGATGCCCATCCTCCTAGCTCCGGCATTTGCAGCATTATCATACGTAGTGCAGCGCCATAGTAACCTGACAGGTCCTTTGCATCCTGTTCAGTACCAGCAGCCACAACTGCACCAACAGCTATTATCCACCATGCTCTTACTGTACCGTCACCATCGCGCTTAGGTGGTTTACCTGGACTCAGACCGGTTGACACAACTGCCACGAATGGCATTGTGTCTTGTGGATTTCTGGCAAACTCTTTCTCTATCCTCCATGACTTTGGTAGCGGTAAGGTTCTAGCTGGCAACTGATGGAAGCGTTCAATTGCAGCAATGTAAGTTTCTATCCATGTTTGTAGGTGAGTCAGTACGTTATGTTCAACAGTTGCTCTATCGACAATTGTTGAAACGTCACTGTAAACATCAACTGTACTCATACTTCACCTGTCATGATGAAGCGCTGTACCATCTTTGTCAGTTCCTTACGTTCAATTTCAGTCAACTGTACTAGCCTACGCTGTGGCATCTTTGATGTTCCTGATTGCTGGAAACCAGCATATGAAACATCAGTACCGTAACGCAACCAGTCATCAGCAGTTTCAGCTATTGAACCTTCACCTTCACCAGTAAGTGAATTGTACAGTATCTGTGTTGCACGTTCAATCCATGGTTGCTGGCGCTTGCGAGCTTTAGCTTTGAGTGTACTCTCAGCTAACGGTGCCCAACCACCTGAACCATGTGAACCTTCAGTAAGAAACTGTACCTGTTCAATTAGCTTCAGTACCTTCAGCATTTCATTCCATAGCTTCTCAGTAGTGCGAGCGTTATCTCGCATTCTCAGAAAGGTACGGTCGATCTGAGTTTCACCTAATACTTCAAGAGTGAATTCAAGTGGCATTACCAGCGTACCCTGTTCCAGTAAACAGCAGGTGAAGGGAATGCAAATGCAATTGCAGTCTCTATTGCTTCTTCGCCAACTGTACCTCTGAGTGCTTCAATGTCAGTAGTGTACCTAGCATACAGCTTGTCATACGGAGAATTAGTTACTGCTGACTGTTCAGGGAAGTAATCCATCTCCATGTTACAAGCAGCCAGTAGTGCAATTATTCGCTTGATGGAAGGTGCATCTTCAATGGTAACTAGTGTGGCAAACTCATCCATGACTTCAACGTAAGCATCATCAATTGCTGCCAATGCTTGCGGATATGTAATTGAAGTGTTAGGAGTGAATCTACCCAATAGATTACCGTAAGTGTCACGTGTCCTGGCCATCAAGTGAGCTTGTGCAACTTCAGTTGGTGAAGGAGTAACAGCAAACGTCATGTCATCAGGTACTAGCGGATCGACACGAAATGCCATTACACCACGATCAGGGAACACTTCAGGCAAGCCACCTGACAGTGACTGTATGAATGCAGGAAATGTTCCCGTCGTGGACAGATCAGAAGCAGTGAATTGATAAGTAACTAGTGCCTTGTCAGTGGCATCTACAGTCATGTCAAAATTCATGTCATCCACTACTAACTCAGCAGTGTCAATGACAGGTGAGGTTCCATCTGAGCGTATGCATTGGTACGTGAACACTGGTTGTGTCGCACCAAGCTTGATAGAGAAATCCGGCATTACTAACCTTGTGAGATTATGGCTGTCAGTCCGCTAATGACACTTTTACGCGAGTCACCATCTGTTGCTGCATCTTCTGCATCTAGCAACCTACGTGCTAGATTAGGGTCACCTTCAGCAGCATCAACTACTTCATGTGCAGTTGGCTTATCTTCCTTGATCCATGTCACCAGTTCATCATCTGACATGACACTGACTGAATCAACTTCTTCAGTGCCAGTGTCAGTACCATCAGATAGGATTGGTGACTGTTCAGCTTTTGCTTCTGCTTCTTCCTTCTTTCGATCCTCTTCAGTGACAAATGCATGTATCTCATCACCACGTGTTACATCTTCTTCACGTGGAATGTCAATCGTTTCACCTTGACGCGCAGTACGTTCTACCCAATAGGTTCTACCTGGATGGAACCTATCCTCTATCTCCACCATGTACCAGAAGCCAAGATGCTTGACAGTACGTTCCGCCATCATGTAATTCCTGTAACTTCAATGACAGAGAATGGGTTAGTAACGTACATGACAGGACGGACACTTGACTGTACCCATGTCACTTCTTCTTCGGGCTCGCGCCATGTCTCAGTACCGAGTGGCTTTTCAACACGCATTTCGCCAACCTGACCTGACGCTACAACATATGCAGTTCCAGCAGGCACACGGTTAGACGAGTACACATTCAGCCCCATTGCACTGAGTAGTGCAGAGAGGTTAGCTGAACCATACAGTGTAATCAGTGTAGCCATTTCTTGTGGATTCAACAGCCACAAGTCATAGCTGACACCTAGTTCCTGTTGGTCTGCATACTGCTGTGCTTTTGCCATGTCAGCAGCAGGGTACTCAGATGCTTGTGATGCAGTGGAACCAGCAGTTTGCACTGCACTCCATGGATGACCAGCAAACGTTTGTGTGTACTCGTTTACTGAAGCTGCCAGTACAGTAACTGCAATCAGGTTGATCTTGCGAACCATCGTGTTTGCAAGCTGCCTGATTTGATTTGCAAACACTGACTGTTGGTTACGGTCACGCGCTTCATCAGTGATGAATACCTTACCACCGTACTTCTCAACTTCAGCGACACGTGGACGCAACTTCATGCTAGTGACAATTGGGAACTCGCCACCAGGTGCTACCTTTTCAACGTCACGTGCAGTATACAACTGGTTCATTGTTGCTTGATCGTACACAACAGCGCCACCAGTAACTCCACCGCCAGACGAGAAAATCATGTCGGCAATGAAACGCTGTTGTGTCAGGTCCATGATCATTTGCGTGATACGTGTTGGCTGTTGAAGCAACAGGTCAACAGTAATCAGAGTGTCAGAAAGTGTTGGCGGTCCTAGCGGGTGAGCCGCTGGTGCCATCGTAGGAGTGTATGTTGGGCTTGCTGGAAAACCAACAGCTTCTACATGCTGTGACCTTCTGCCAGCAGTGGCAGTAACAGGCTCAGCACGTGCAATCACCTGATCACCAGCTTTGACAATTCCTGGTTGCACTATGGTTTACCTTTCAGTAGAGACTGACTTGTGCATCTTCACCAGCACCTGCACTTGATAGTACATAGCCACACTTGAAACCAGCAGCATGTGGTGCTGCTTGACCATTTGGTCCAACTTCAACTTCTTGACCAATAGCAATAGCAGCAGATGCAGTAACAGGTACAACCATCTTGCTGCCACGAATGACATCTACAAATGCACCATCTGCACCGTCATATGCAGCAACGCCAAAGACAGGTGTAGTTTGACCAGCGGCAGCAGGTGTAATGTGTACACAACCACCGTCTTGTGGATTAGTTGTTGCAGTTGGATCGAATGCAGGACCAGAACGGTCACCAGGTCCTACTGTAACAAACGTCTTACCAGTGACAGCAGCCGAACACCATCCAGTGATGTTGTCGCCATCATCGTAGTAAGGGATACATTCATTTGATGCCATATACTATGACTCCTGAATGATGGAAGGTTGACGTTTCCTTTGAAGTTCAGGGAACAGATGTGCAGGATATGTGTTTGTGTTACCTTCACCTTCTTCGTTAGGTGCAGCACCTAGTTGACCAACTGGAATAAGGCCAGCAGCTAGAGAGTCAACAGTTGCCTTTGTACCTTCAGGATCGGCGTTCCATGCATTACGCCAGTGGTCAATACGTGCAGGTGCGAACTTACCCTGTTGCACTGCGGCCGACAAGTAATTGTCACGGTCAGTAGATTGTTGACGATCATATGCTTGGCGACCGAGTGCAGCGTCACTCTGCATTTGTGCAAACGTGTCACGGTCAACAACAACAGTGTCACCACGTGATGCCGCTGTCGCGCTGGTTGGAGGTTCGTCGGTACCCTCGGAAGGGGGCCTAGGAGCCTCTGAGCCGCCATCTGCGGGCATCGGATCGCTTTCTGGTGTCTCCGGCAGGGTAGGCTCGTTTTCGAGCGCAGAATTGATCTCATCCTCTGTTGCATTATCTGGCAAACCGAGTCTTTTCCGCAATGCATTTAGGTTGATGTTTGCTGTCACTTTAGATGGTGACACAGTAGACATACTCCTTACTCTTGTATCTGGACGTGATGATTCACTTGTTGTGTACACAGATGCAATTACTGCACCAGCAAAACTAGCTGCTGTAGCAGGTTGGTCCACATACTGTATCTTGACAGGAATCGGGTCACTGAAAGTTACATCGTTTTCACCCATATTGAATGGTATGCGATACAAACCTCCATCGTCATCATCCACTATTAGCTCGTTAGGATCGAGCAACAGTGCACGTATCCACCACCAGTATTGGTCATTGTCCTGAGTGGCAACTGTGTCATAGAATGATCTACGTACATCTTCTGCATTTGTAGAAGCTTCTAGTGTTGCAGCTAGAGAAGTTAGGCTTGCAGGTGGATCTTCTTTGAGTGAATTCTTGTACATGTTCACTAGAGTAGTTGCAGCAGCTTTCAGTGCATCTGAACAACCACCTGTAACTTGATTCACTCTACCAGCAGCAGCGTGCACACCGTTACGGTTCAGTGCACCTGATGGTTCTCTAACAGGCAATGAGTAACGCTGCTTTGCAGTGGCATCCTTCATTGCAGCATTACACTTGCCACGATCATACACTGTTGCTTTGGTGTACTGTGCATCTGTATAGTCTGCATCAGAGAAGTTTGACCACGGTGTATCTGACACTGTTTCTGCCAACACCGTGGCATCTTTGGCCATAGTAACTCCTTCCGGTCCTGTGTCTGATAGTGATATTTGCAAATCATCCAAGGTGGATATCCCTGGCCACACTACACCTAGCAGTGCGACATCAGTAACTACGAAACGCCACTTGTGTCCAGTGACAGTTTCAACATCGAAGTTACCTTCAATCGACCTGGATGGATATGCAGTCGGCAAGATTTCAGCTAGCCAATCAGGTACACCAACGTAATCTGCCACAACAGTATTACCGTTGTTGGCTAGCGACATGTTCTTTACTACACCAAACGCTGGTTCACCATCTTGTGAATTGGTACTGAACCTGGTGTCAGAATGACCGAGCTTCAGACGTGGTGACACAATCGCTGGATCAGACTGTGACTCAACAATGTGTGCCAAGTCTTCAGCAGTAAAGGTAACTGGACCTGTACTGGTAGGGTACTCAATTCCAGTTTCCACTATCGGCACACCAGTAAGTGTCTGTGACATAGCTGTTACTGTCCTTCATCCACTTCGGATTCACCGTATACTGCAACCAATGTACCTCTGCACCTAGGGCCGCCAGCGCAGTCCATGAATCCACCTGTCGGATAGTCACCGTCAGCAGCATCCAGGTCTGGATACTCAGTGCCATCAACAGCAGTACACTCGTCACAAGTATTACTGTCAAGTAGCTCTGAAGCATAAATATAATCAGGATCGCCATCGTCCATTACTTCTTTACGTCCAGAGTTGAGTGCCTGTTGCAGTGCACCACCTAGCTGATCTTCAAGGTAACTAGTGGAGAAGCTCGAGAGATATGTACCAACTGTGTCAGCAACTTTAGCTGGTGCTTGTGCAGGTGATAGGCTAAGAGCTTTACGTGCACCAGCTTCACTGAGTGAACGTGCTAGTACCTGATCAGTGGATGCTGCACGGTTGGATAGTGCTGCATTTGTTGCTGTCATGTCAGGCATTGGAATTGCTTTACCTTGACGTTTCGCTTCACCAACTGCTGACTTTGCACCTTCATTAGCCATATCCACCATATGCTGCTGAATGGTGACAGCATGTACAGGATCAGCTTGTATCTGTGACAGTATGTCAAGGTCACCTTTAGCTGCAATGATCTGTTCCTGTAACTGGCTTATCTGTGATTGCTGACCTTTCTTTACTGCACTTACTAGAGAACCTTGTGCAGTGTCAAACAGAGTGTCAAGATGTGCATAGTCAACTGCTGCCTGTATTTCATGTGGATAAGGTTGACGGCGCAGAGTCCGGTTAGGCAACGGCAGGAGAGAATTACTGACCGTTGCATTCGTAACTCTGCGCCGCTCATCAGTTACAGCCTTAGTAGGGGACATGACTGTAGCTGATGGCTGTGTAACAGGTTGGTTTCCATTAGATGATTGTTCACCTGTAGGTTCTTCCTGTGTAACAGGTCCGGGTTCTTCAGGCATCGGTGGTGCCTTTGGGGGTGTAACTATTGGTGGGTTAGGTTCAATTACTTCTGGTGGTGGTGTGTAACTTGGCAGTGCATATTTGTCACGGAAGTAAGACTCAAGTTCCGGATCGACATGCACTATGTTGTTACTTACCAGTGACGCCAGATCAGCAATAGACAAGTCAGGATCAGGGTTACGTTCATGCTCGATACGTGGTGATAGCTCATCTTCACCGTAATTCCAATCCACCCAATCTTCAATGAGAAACTCTGACACTGCATCTTCAACCCACAGTGCAATTGTTTCTTGTGTCAGAGTGAAGTATTCGATGAACGATTCACCTAGTGCACGTGCACCAGATTGTGTCTGGCCAAGTTGCATGAACATCATCAGAAATGCACGTGACATTGCTTCATCATGCATTTTGATTGAGCCTACTGTGTCAGGTATACCACCTGTTGTGCCTACCAGTGTCAGCTTTGCACCAGCAGGAGTAGCTGCACCTGCCAAGTCACCTGCACGGAATGACTGTGCCAGTTGGTTCAAGTATTCAATTTGCTGCTTAGTGGCACCAACTGGTGCCTCAATCCATGGCACTCCCAAACCGTTACGGTCATGCTTCATTGCATCCACTCGTAACAAGCGATCCTTGATCAACCAGTTCTTATAGACACAGCGAAACATACTGCGACCAAACCAGTTACCACCTTCCAGGTCCCACACCATTGGTGTCAACCGTGCAGCGGGAATTTCAGGTGAATTCAAACCTACTGCCTGCTTGATACTGACGAGTGCACCTTGTTCATCAACCTTCACCTGTGAAACTGTTGATGGCGGTCGTGGAGCAATATCCACAAGGTGCCAGAAGTTGTCACGTATCTCACCTATGTTTTCAAAGTAATAGAAACCATAGATGGTTGCCAGTAACGCTTGACGTAGGAAGTTACCCCAATGAAACTTGTCACGTGTCCGTGGCTTGTTTTGTGCCAGTTCACCTTGAATGGGTAGGTTGACATCATCAGCAAACGCTTGCACCACTTCATCACGTGCACCGTTAGGTGCCACAAACCACTTGTATCTACGGATAGGCATAGTGCAACCGAGATACAATCCTTGACACTGTGAGTCAGTTCGCATCTGGTGGTATGTCTTTACAGAGTTAGGCCATGTCAGTTCAGGTACATGTTCAGTCTGATCAACCCAACCTATTTCAGCCCATGGCAAAACACCACCGATGTTCACTTGTCCCATTTCACCAACAGGTGGTGGACCAGCGCCATTTGTTGACGAAACGAGTGTACGTGCCTTGACTCTATTTATGCGAGTTGAAGAGACTGACATGGTAATCAAACCTTAGTAGTTACTGTTGTTCCGGAGATTCAGTGTCAGTGTCAGGTTCTTCAACTACGTCTGACGCTGCACCAGAACCAGTTGGCGACATGAACTGTGACACTTGACCATTTGGTCGTTTCAGTGACGCTGGTGGAAATGGCGCAAAGCCAGGGTTAGAGTCTGGTTGACCGTACACTGTTGATGACACTACTGGTGCAGGTTGAAATATCTGAGAGTGCATACCGCCAATTTTACCGGGCATTGTATCTACTCCACTACTTAGGTGCTGGTGCAAAGAATGAAAAGGCAGCGATAGACTTACCAGTTTGTCCACCCTGCCAGTTTGCCTTACCCTTACCCTGCCATGTGAACCAGATGTCACCTTCCTTGTCTACAAGAAACACATGGAAATTACCGTTGTCTGCTACACCACAACATATGTCCATTACATCCTCTTCTGTTAGTGGTGAACCGTAAGGACCGGGATCGTTACCTGACCATACACCTGATAGGTACTTTAGGTGCCACCATTCACTAGGCGCATCACTGGTTTCCTTACTCCAGCCATATGGCTTACCTATATGGTCAATCATTGATCGCATGTCTTGTGTTGCAACATCCACAGCTAAACCTTCACCGTGGTTACTTGTACCTGGCACCGCTGCGAGGTTACCTGTTCCATTCAAGTAATCTTGGTACAGTGCCTCTTGTTCTTCATATGTACGGTAACTGGACCTACTACCAGTTGGCAGTAACTCACAACCTAGTGCACGTGCTTCAACGTTCATACTGTTCCATGATGCTGCACAGTAATTAGCAATGGCAAGTTCACCTTGCGCAATTGGTGCAAGTTCACTGGGTAGTAGCTTTCCGTTATCTGACATAGTTACTTACGCTGCAAACTGCTGGAAACCTGCAATAGTTTTACCTGGTGATCCGCCACTCCACCCTGACTCATTCTTCTTTTGGAATGTGAAATACGTCCGTCCGTTTTCACATGTCACAAACACATGGAAGTTACCGTTACTCTTGGCGACTTCACAAGTAACACCAATGATTTCAGATGGCACTTCACCAAAACGCTGGAACGATGCAATGGCTTCACCAGGTGAACCACCTGACCAACCTGTACTGTTTGCAGCTTGCCAGCAGAAACTCACTACCTTACCCTTGCAACGGAATACATGAAAGTTTCCGTTCGACGCTATGCCACTTGCGATCATGTCAGTGTCCTCAGTAGCTGGTTGTTGTGCACCACCTTTTGCCATGTCTATCACATAGTCAAACGGAAAGTTGTCACCTACATCTGAGTGACCGCCACCGCGCGGACCTAGTGACCTATGATCGCAAACGCCACGACCTGAACCTTGTGCATCTGAAGGTGACAGCTTCACAATAGGAATATTGAAATGTGCAGCTTCTTCCGCAATCCACTTGGCACAGTTCTCCAACATGACATGGTGATTGTTCATCCACTCGTCACGTGACCATGCCACAAAGCCACACAGTTCATTACTTGTGGCTACTGGATTGAATTCACTTTGTGTCCATGCCTTATTGCCACGTGACACATACTCACCAACTGTGTTAGGAGTGTCATCAGTGCCAACTTGTGAACTGACCTGTGAGCTTGACTGTCCGAAGAAACCACCGAGTGACTGGTAAGTAAGTGCACCTTCTGCTGTGTGCAGTACGATCAACCTGACACTCGCCCCGCCACGTGACGAGTAGTTAGGTGAGGGTATCCATACTCGATTGAGTGGCATGTTCAGTTACCGAACAACTTGCGTTCAATTGCCTTACGGCGAGGATCGCCACGTGACAACCATACATAGTCACGTTCATCGTCGAGTGGCATTTGGTGCGGATCTGACGGTTCACGTACTGGTTCAGGTGTTGGTGTCACTTCTTCGCGTTCATCGTCCATTGAGTTACCTTATTCTCCTACGTCCCAAGTATGCTTGTTGGACTTCTCTTTTCCATGCTTCAGCTTCAGCTTCAGCTTCAAGCCATTTCTTTACTGTTGGAACACTACCTACTGACATGCCATTAGTTTCACAGTAGAGAACTGCTTCTCTAGTAAAATAGTCATCCTCATCGTCCATTGAGTTACCTCTCATTGAATGCAACCATAGATTGACACATGACCACCAGGATGATTGATTACAACTATACCTGGAACAAATCCACTTGGACATGACACTGCACCGCTTGGTCCTTGTGGTCCTTGTAGTCCAGGGGGACCAATTGATCCAGTGTCACCTTTAGGCCCGGTATTACCAGTAGGGCCGGCAGTGCCAGTTGGTCCAGTTACACCTTGCGGTCCAGTTGCACCTTTAGGACCTGTTACACCTTGTGGTCCAATAGGACCACGTGGACCAGGCTTACCAGGACGAATGTTGACAGTTACAGTTTTCACTGGTGCTGGTGGATTACTTGCACCAATAGCAGTAGCAGTAAGGAACCCGGCCGAACCCGCAAGTAACAGTGATCCTGCCATTGCAACAGTTATTTTCTTGACATGGTTAGTCACTTGCGATCCTCATGCAACCCTTCTTTGAATGCATCAATCCGTGCATCACACTGTGACTGTTCATGACTAATAACCCATTTGATAGTAAACCCTGCACCAATGATGCTTCCAATGGCAGTCGATAAAGCGGCCACGAATTCCCACCACATACGTTACAGTTGGCGAGTAAGCAAGTCATCAGTTATTCCAACAGTACGCTTCTTGTTACGTGGATCGTACTGTGGTGCTGACCAGTAATTAGCCATGTAACATGACATCATCAGTGCATCTGCCTTATCTGGTGACCGTCCTAACTGTTTCTTTGTCAACTCCTTTGGTTCAATGTAGATTCGACCTGCACTGTCAATGGAATACTTGATCGCCAGTAACTCTGACGCCAACATATCGTCAGTGTCATCAATATCCATTGCACCTTCTTCAAACAGTTCTCTTACTGTCCACCACATTTCAGCGCGCAGGTTCTTGAATCGTCTAGGGTTACTGGCACTAGATGATGAGTCAAATGGAATGGCGGGCCTACCCATTTCTGTAACTCGATCATATACACCAGCACCAACACCAATAACATCAATAACGGCAGGACAAGTTTCATCCGTGTCCAGTATATACCTGCCAATCCTACCTGCCGTTTCCATTGTGTCAGATTTAGGTATAACTGTTACTGTACGTATGACACCATCCTGATTGCGCATGATGACAGTTTGATCATCACCGTAACGTGCAATGTCACAACCAAACCTACCATCGCCAAGACCAGGTAGTGACTGTTGCTGTGCACGTAACACCATCGCTGGTGTGATCAATGTATCCTCAGTTACTTCAGGAAACTCAGCTAATACTTTGGACGTATACAACATTGAACCTTCACCCCAACGCTTCTTGCGTTCATCTACCCAAGTTTCACTTACTAGTGAGGCTGCAAGATGTTCAGATACAGGTTCACCAGTAAATGCAGGTGTGTCAAATGCTGATATCTTCATGACATGCCAGCCGCTGCCAGGTCTACAGACACGTTCAAACTCAGCAGTTGGATCGTCAGGGTTACCAATTGCCAAGACATGTGAGTCTTCATTAGTAACTAGAGTGTCAGTTGCATCCCACAACCACTTGGGTATTCCACATGCTTCATCCAATATCACTAACACGTACCGTGCATGGATACCCTGAAACGCTTGCATTGCCTTTTCAGTGTCACGGTAATCAGCAGGCTTGCGACCATATGCAATGATTTCATTGCCGATCTTCCACATTGGCACTGCACCTGAAGTAATGCGACCATGCAACTTACCCTTAGTGTGTGCACGTGCAATCTCGCGCCACAGTACCGCTTCAACTTGCGGTTGTGTCGGTGCACTAGTAACTACAAATGCACTACCTTCAGGGTGCACTTCCAACCACCATGCAGTCAACCTGCCACCAGTCCATGACTTACCTGTACTGTGTGCACTCTTCACTGCAACGTATCTATGATCAGCTACAGCATCCATCAGATCCATTTGCCTTGACCACATTTCTTCACCTAGTATGTCTTCACACCAGGCAACTGGATCGTAAGTGTAACTGGCATATACAGGATTGTACCTGTCAGCCAAACGTTGCAATGAGAGTGTTAGTGACATGTCAGTCACCTAATGGAGACAGTAACACAACGAGTGCAACCAAGATCACTGCCATTACAGCAAGTGTCAGTGTTGCAGTTACAACGAAATGGAGAATGTCACTCAACATGGTTCAGGTAGCGGTGGACAACCTGGACAACATGGTTCACTAGTGATACCAATGCGTTGCCAACATGGCCACTCGCACAGCTTGCCTTTGTCACACTGACACTTCTCAGTGCCGGTTGTAACACGAGTGCCATCTGCAAATATGACACCTGTTACAACACGACCTGGATATGAACCCTCAATAACAGTCTTCATGTTCCCCAACCATTGAAGTATGCCAGTACCACAAACACAGCAATGATGACAAGTGCAACGTCAACAATAGTAATGGTTGTTGTGCCTATCTTCATGTGTCACTCACTGTGTGTATGGATATGGCTTGAACTCAGGGTATATCTTGTTGGCATCAGTGCCACGATTGTCAGGTTGACCAACGTCGCGCCAAGCAGTGAGTGCCATTATCTCGTCTGCCAACTCAGGGAAGTCAGCGATGATGTCAGCGTAACTGCCACCGCTAGTTGGCACACTGACACTGGATGGATACCGTTGGCTAGTTACTTTACCTGCCATTGTGACTCACTTCTGTTGCAGTACCTTCAATCAATTCCAGGTGTTTGCGCATTGATGGACCGAGCTTTCTACGTTGATCAGGTGTCAGTGACAAGTCACTGATTACTGCTTCCAGGTAGTCACTCACCATGTCTGCTTCACGTTCTGCCAGTTTCAACTGTGCTTCTTCAATGCCGATATCCAGTGCCATCTTACTGTAACGTGCAAGCCTGTCAGTTGCAGCTTGTCGCAACAGTACCCACCTCGACAGTACCTCAGCATCACGCTTCTGTGTAATCAACTCCTTGTTACCATCAGGCATCTCTGCAAGTATTACTGTCAGTGGACGTTCAAACAGTTCATCTTCACAGAGTCTAGCTATCTGTGCATCACAGTAATCAATCTCACCGTTAGTGATCCTGATAGCTTTCAATATGGCATCATGAGGGTGGATGTCAGTTGGAGTACCCATGAATCTACCATCCACCCTAGTGAGCCATTCTTTCACTACTGACGGTTGACGCCGTGCTTCTTTGGCAGTGACTCGATCAAACATGTCACTACGGCTTCCTGTATGTCGTTTCACTGCTGACACGATCCGAATAATTTACCAAGAATGTCAAATGCATTGCCTGTTACTATCGTGAACTCATAGATGACACTGTTCACTTACAGTGTGTAGTGCTAGCTATTACTGTCACTACCTGCTAATTTGGCTAGCATCGGATTATTCGGAATAATCCGATAAATACGACAATCCGACAATCCGACCGGAACCTCAGTAACAGTGTCATTTTTCCTATAAACTAATAAAATGAGATTCATTCTCATATTTACTATCATACACGTAGACACAGCATACTTTTCACCTCCCGTCCTGTCGGAATGTCGGATTATCGGCTTTATCGGATTATTCAGCTAGCATTTTGCTAGCATTCACCTTTTTCACCATGTTTCAGCAAGCACTCTGTTAGTCACTGACACATATTCGCACTTGTTACTGACGATTTGACACGGTGGTAGAGTATATGGTGAGAAAGTCCATTTCACATCCTGACTTGGCTTCTTGTGGATAACTGGCAAACGCTACTCTAGAACTAGTCACTCTAGAGTAGCGTTGCCTACTATCCACTATCGTTATCCACATACTGTCAAGACTAGTCACTTACTAAGGAAGTGTAATGGAACATGAAAGAGCATTCCTTTCATTCTTTCAAGCAGGTAAAGAACCAAGAGACGCTGCACTTGCATATGCCTCATTACGTATCTTTGTATTTCCACTTACTGAACATACCAAAGTTCCACTGCCAAATACGCATGGCTTCAAAGATGCAACTACCAACACTGAACTAATCAAGCAATACTGGCAAGTTGGCTCACTGAACAACATAGGTATTGCGCTACCACAGTCATGTATGGTGGTAGTTGATGTTGACCCTCGCAATGGTGGTGAAGAGAGCTTTCGTGAACTGGTAAAGAAACACGGACCAATACCTGACACGTACACAGTAAGAACTGGCGGTGGAGGTTGGCATTATTGTTATCGAGTGTCGCCAGACTTCTATGAAGACACTACACCATACGGTGACAACAAGAAACTCGCACCAGGCATAGACTTACTGATAAATGGATATGTAGTTGCACCACCATCCGAAGTTCAAGGTAACTTGTATGCCATTGACAGTGGCAGTCCAGAGTTTGAGTTTGCGACACTTCCATTCGCTTGGCTAGATGAAGTCATCGCTAATAAGCAGCAAGATGAGTATGACTCAGGTTGGCAACATGACAATGACACGTTCACCATTGACAGTGGTGAGCGTAACAACTCGCTAACGTCACTAGCTGGCCATTTGCGTAACCTGTATCTGAATGAACGGGATATAGTCGAGATACTGCACACTGTGGCGGAAAACCATGTCACAGATTACGATAATGACACAAAAAGAGAAATACCAATCATCGCACGCAGTATCTGTAAGCACATACCTAAAGGCATACCATTTTATGACCGTGAGGTTAGGTTACGTAAAAGGGTACACAAGCCGATACTGAATAAGGAACTGGCGCTTCATGGTCCAATAGGAAGATGGGTAAAACTAACACTTGAACACAGTGAAGCGCATCCAGCAGCGTTACTGACACAAGCGCTGACGGTATTCGGCAATATGATAGGTGCACGTGAATATGGGTTTGAAGCCCCTGGATTTACTGCTGAAGGTGCACACCACACAACAGCACTATATACACTCATCATTGGTGAGTCAGCAATAGCAGCCAAAGGTGACTCCCTGTCACAAGTGTTACGCTTCCTGGTGCCACTTGATCCAGAATGGCCACACAAAAGTGGCGTACAAACTGGTGAAGCAATTACTAAGGTACTGGCGGATGATGTTGAAACTGGTGAAGTGGCGACAGTTAGACATGGTGATCAGGTAGACAAGAAACTGCACAAACTCAAAGGTGGACAACCGGATAGAAGGTTGTGTGTCATCGAAGATGAGTTTGGCAGAGTGTTACATGTGGCTAAACGCGCAGGATCAACTATCAAGGACCTATACAAGTCAATGTGGGACTCAGGTTCAGCAGAACACATCACAGCGGCAGAACAGAGAAAAGTAACTGATGCCACGCTGTCATTCATTGGTCATGTCACTCCATACGAACTACGTAACGACACAACTGATGGTGACTTCCTGAATGGCTACATGAACCGCTTTCTGTTAGTGCACTCTGAACGTACACAAACATTACTTGAAGCACAAGGTCTACCAGAACGTAAGCTTGCGACACTACGTAAGGAACTGTATTGGGCATTACAGTTTGCACGTGACGATGCACCATTTGAATATGAGTTCTCCAAAGATGCATTGGAATTACTGGTGGAGATACATCAGAAGTGGACACAACCTATAGCTGATCCAATAGTGTCAGCAATGCGTTCACGCGCACGACCTAACATAAAGCGTTTGGCGATTATATATGCAGTGTCGTGTTCACATGACCTGATTGAAGTGGCAGACCTAGAAGCGGCTGAAGCTGTGTATCAGTATCACTTCGACACAACCGAGTATCTATTCAGTCAGTTCATAGGTAACCAGAACGCGGAGAAACTGTACCAAGCATTACTCGCCAATGCAGCAGGACTCACCAAGTCAGAAGTGTACAATGAAATATTCAAGCGTGGTAGGCACGCAAAGGCACAAGCGAGTGAAGCAATGGACATTCTTATTTCACGTGGCATTGCTGTGATGGTTGAAATACACAAGCCAGGATCGCGCAAGCCTAGTTCAGTGATCAGGCTCGCACAGATACTATGACACCAACAGTTACTCGCTCTTGGTGTGCATCGTCACACCATTTAGGACCGCGCTGGTTACTGGCATGCTACTTCTATCGTCATCCTACTCACAAGACAGGTCTTCAGTCTTACTGTATGACATGCACCAAAATACACATGCGGAAAAGTAACCTCAGTAAGAAGACACTGGATAAACGGTATGAAGTCAGTCGCGTATACAAAGAACACAAACGCCGTGAAGCTGGCATACCACCGCGCAAGTTAGTAAACCCAAGGTTTGACAGTAAGAAGCTGGCGAATTGGTTGGAACAATATCTGGTCAAAGTGGAACAAAAGAACGGTAATGACAAAGTAGGTTCGCCGAGACTGCATTTGAACGGAAAGCTACTCACCAAGTTAGACGGGGATTTCATTCGACACTTGCGTAATGGCCAACAGGTCAGGGTGACACTGAAGCGAGTAGATACTCTTGCGATCAAGTATGACCTTCCATTGTGGGAACTGGAAGAATTCGCCAGTCGGTATAAGACCGACATACGGACGATACGTAAACATCGCCGTGACAGTCGTAAATACACATAGCTTTTCCCTGCTAATCCCGAAGAATAACTACGCCAGATATTGTGACACTTGACAAGCGCGCTAGTGTTCGTCGATCAATCAACGGGCGATTTTGCCCATACTGTAAGGAGAGAAGCTAGTGTCTTACCATAAGCAGAAGAAGGTCAAGGCAGGTTCTAGGGCGGAGTATGTCGAGTCAATCGTTAGGCAGTTGCAAGATGCCGACGGTGACCCGCTACTGTGGCAACAGGAGATTGTCAAGGAAGCTGGTATTCCACAAGCTGCACCTTACACTCCTATCATGACCACTCTGGAGTATCTGGGACTGGTTGACCGTTACATCGCCGATGAAGATGAAACTGTCAATGGTCGTGGACTAGGTAAAGCCAACACTGCGTATGCATGGGTTGGTGACAGAGTGAAGATAAAGGATATCTCCAGTAAGCGTGAACGTAGGCCAGGGCAAACTCGAGAAGAGTTTGAAGAAGGTGACGATGACGCAGCAGAGTCACGCCGTAGGTCAGGGCGTTCACGTGACGATGAAGATGAGTCACCACGCCACACCAGGTCGCGTAAGCAACGTAAACCTGAACCTGATGATGAGTATGACGATGAGTATGAAGATGAAGACACTGATGATGAAGATGACGATGACGTTGAAGTAGTTAGCACTCCTCCACGCCGTAGACAGCGTGAACCAGTTACTGCCACTCGGTCATCACGACGTTCACGTAGAAGTGAACCTGAACCTGATGAAGAGGATGAACCTGAAGAGGATGATGACACTGAAGAAGAAGAAGAAGAGACAGTGTCGCGTCGCTCTTCACGCCGTTCATCTGCATCAAGGTCAAACGGTGAGTCGCGTTCACGCCGTTCACGTAGTGATAGTGACAGTGAGTCTGAACGCCCTACTCGCAGCATCAGAGTAAAGGCAAACGCCGAAGCGGACACAGACACAGAAGAAGAAGAGTCACAACCACGGCGTCGTCCGCGCCGACGCAGTATCGCCTAGACAAGCTACCACCTGTCATATCCAAAGTCATACTGGATAGAACCAGGTCACACTACACCAGTTGCAAATGCGAGTCACTCTCTATACCGTTGGAACCTGGTATCTACGTGGAAGACTTGTGGATGCTAGGTGCTGGTTGCACTGCTGGACGATGGGTATGTCCACGGCTAGATGCAATCAGAAGGTACTATCACTCATGGAGAATGTAGTTTCAACTCACTAGCTGGCAAAGTGGCGTCTTCAGTTTCTATGGCGCCACTAGCCAGTATCTACTACTTATCGTAGGACTAAAGGAGTCTTCTCGGTATGCAAACCGCGCGATCCGCACGCTACCGATCCATGCGTCAGGCAACCGGACCTAGGATGCCTCTCAGACGCCACCTAAGCGCTTCTAACGCCAGTCGGACACCTACCCTTCCCGATCCCCTTACTACGGCGTCAGAACGTCTTAGAACGCCCTAGAACGCGCCAGGGCGAAATCCGCAACTGTTAGGTTGCAGATACTGCCAGCAGGCTGATACACCAGTTTCTGCTTTTTTCCTGCATCTGGCGTTTTCAGGCAAGCTGTAGAGGCTCAGAACTGAAGAACAACATAAGAACTAGGCGTCTTGGCGTAACTGCTGGCCTAGCGTAGTGTTTGTATGGTTGTAGGTTGCAGTACGGAGGATGACTCTCTAGCTCCTAGTCAGTACGTGGACCGACCACAGTGACTAAACCGAGAGCAGGCGAGAACACGCCGACAGGGTAAGCTCACTACTTACCTGTAAGCTAGGATCAAACACTGACACTCTCCCGACAGTGCGATAAGGGAGTGACACGCGAACCGGAATCAGCGATTAGCTTAGAGTTAGGTTGCACCAGTCCACTCAGTGTTTGAATATCCAAAAGAGTAATCGCAGATAGCAACGTGGACCGACCACAAGCGAGTTACAACTGAATCCCACAAATTTAGAGTAACCCTGACAGGAACACTGGACAGCTTCAGCAGTCACGCGAACGGACGTGGACCGACCACACAGTTAGCATCGACACAGTACGCTTCACCTGTCAGGTAAAGGTTGAAACGCCATGGTGCACTCGTATTGAGTGTAAGTCGCCATGGTGTCTGCACGTTAGGCGTGCACTGAAGATGACCACTCACACTGAAGGAGACACAATGAACGTTACTATCCATGGTCCCAACCTGAATGACCAGTCTAAGGGTCAGTTCCATGTTCACACTGCTAGCTGCCGTGACAACCGGAAAGAGGTTGTAAGGAACGGTAGTGAGTATCCGATCACCATTGACGTTGACAGTGTGCAGGATGTTGTGGAGTGCATGTACAGTGACATCATCGCTGAGCATGTTGCAGATGGTGACAATGGCATCTACTGCAATTGGGAGACTTACATTCCCGAGTTTCACTTTGCACCCTGCACCAATGACCTTGACTACGCCACCGACTAACCAACTGATCATAAGTGCCATCGTGCGATGATGGCACTCACACTCACACACTCACTGAAAGGTAACACAATGGCTCGCCGCTGCAATGGTCCGGACAGAGGTAACTCAAAGTCTCGCCGTGCACGTAAGCATTACCTGCTTGACACATTCGGCAATGGCACAACATGTGACTGTGTACACTGTGGCGACGAGTTGACATTCAACACACTAGAAGCTGACAGGGTAACCCCTGGT